CGTGGCCCCGCCCGAGCTCGACCTGCTCCGGCTGTCCATTCTGGAGGACGGCTGGACCCAGCCCATCGTCGTGCTGCCCGACTTCACGATCATCGACGGCTTCCACCGCTGGACGGTCAGCGCCGACCCGGCCCTGCGCGCCAAGACCGGCGGCCTGGTGCCTGTTGTCGTCGTGAATGCCGACCCCGTGCACCGCATGATGTCAACAATCCGACACAATAGGGCCAGGGGCACGCATGCTGTGCTTCGGATGGCTGAGATCGTGCGCAGCATGACCGAGTCCGGTCTGGCTGCTGGTGAGATTTGCAAACGGCTGGGCATGGAGCCCGAAGAATTGGAGCGCCTGCTCGACCGCAGCGGCATGACCGTGCGCGGCACCGCAGGCATTGATGGCTTTGGCCGGGCATGGGTGCCTGGCCGCGAAGGATGATATGGAAGTTGTAACACTCAGGGAATTTTCGCGCCGCGTGGGCGTTAGCCTCACGGCCGTACAAAAAGGGGTCAAGACCGGGCGAATCGTCGCCATCACTGACGCAACCGGCAAGATCACCGGCATCGACTACGCCAGCCAGGGCGAAGCCTGGACGGCCAACAGCAAGCACCCGCAGAAAAAGCCCCACACCAGCGCTGGCGGCAGGCCGCGCAACGACGGCGCAGCCCCGGCCAAGCCAGCCAAGGCCGGAAAGCAGGCCGAAAGCAACGAGGAGCCGCCACCGGCCAGCACTGGCGGCATGACCATGGCCCAAGTCCAGCGCGCGCGCGAGCTGGTCAAACTGCAGATCGACAACCTCAAGCTCAAAGAAGCCCAAGGCGAACTGGTGTCAGCCGCCGAGGTTCGCAAGCAAGGCCACGCGCTGGCGTCTGGCATCATCAGCCACCTGTACAACATCCCCGACCGCTGCGCCGACGAAATCGCTGGCATGAGCGACCCGCACGCCATCCACAAACTGCTGCTGGCCGAAATCGACAACGCCGTTGAGGCGATCCGCAAGGCCTATGCTTGATCACACCAACCCGCTGACGGGGGGCTTCTTCGAGGCCTTCAAGGTGCCCACGCGCCTGACGGTGACCGAGTGGGCCGACGCCTTCCGCATGCTGCCCAGCAAGGGTGCAGCCGCGCCCGGCAAATACCGAAGCAGCCGCACACCCTACATGCGCGAGCCCATGGACGCGCTCAGCGTGTCCAGCCCGGTCGAAGAAGTCGTGCTGATGGCCGCCGCCCAGACCGGCAAGTCCGAGAGCGGCAACAACTGGGCGGGCTACATCATCGACAACGCGCCAGGCCCCATGCTGCTGGTGCAGCCCACCGTGGACAACGCCAAGCGCTACAGCAAGCAGCGCATCAGCCCCATGATTCTGGAGACGCCGTCACTGGCGGCCAAGGTCATGGACAACCGAAGCCGGGAGGGTGGCAACACTATTCTGGAAAAGGAATTCCCGGGCGGCATCATGATCATGGGCGGGGCCAACAGTGCCGCAGGCCTGCGCTCGATGCCCGTCAAATACCTGTTCGCTGACGAAATCAGCAACTGGCCAGCCGACGTGGACGGGGAGGGCGACCCGCTGGAACTGGCCGAGGCCCGGACCACCACGTTCGGCCGCAAGCGCAAAATTTTCAAGTGCTCGACGCCCGGCGTCAAATACGTCTGCCGAATCGAGACCGAATACCTCAAGACCGACCAGCGCAAATACCACGTGCCGTGCCCCCACTGCGGGCACAAGCACGTGCTGGAGTGGATCAACTTCAATATTCCGAAGGACGCCAACGGCAAACACCGCTTCGCCGACGCCTACATGGCCTGCCCAGACTGCGGCGGCGTCATCGAAGAATTCCACAAAACCGACATGCTGACTGGCGGCGAATGGATCGCCACGGCCCCAGAGAACGCCGACCCAACGCGCCGCGGCTACCACATCAGCGCGCTTTACTCGCCGGTCGGCTGGAAGTCATGGGCCAAGGTGGCCCGCCAGTGGATCGAGGCCCAAGGCAACCCCACCAAGCTGCAGGCCTTCATCAACAACGTGCTGGCCGAGACCTGGGAGGTCAAAGGCGACCGCATCAACGACCACGAACTGGCCCAGCGCGCCGAAGACTACGCCGCGGACCCGCTGCCCGATGGCGTGGTGCTTATCACGGCCGGAACCGACGTGCAGCCCGATCGACTGGTCACCGAGGTGGTCGGCTGGGGAAAGGGCGAGGAAAGCTGGTCAATCGACTACATCGAGACCTACGGCAACCCCGATCTGGACGACATCTGGCGGCTGCACGACAGCAGCGTGCTGGACCGCATCTACAACCGGGCCGACGGCGTGCAGCTGCGCGTGGCCCGCTGCTGCGTGGACACCGGCGGCGCGAACACGGCATCGGTCTACCAGCAGGTCAAGGCGCGCATGCACACGGGCGTGATGCTGGGCACCAAGGGCATGCCGGGCGAGGGCAAGCCGATCATCGGCAACCCGACCCACAGCAACCTGGGCAAGATACCGCTTTTCCCAATCGGCACCTTTGCCGCCAAAGACCTGGTGTATGGCCGCCTCAAGATTGAAGACGGTGGGCCCGGCCACTGCCATTTCCCAACGCGCCACCGGACCGGTTACTTTCAAGAGCTGACCGCCGAAGAAGTCCGCATCAAATACAGCAAGGGCTTCCCCGTGCGCGAGTGGGTCAAGATCAGGCCGCGAAACGAAGCGCTCGACTGCCGAGTGCTGGCCACGGCCGCCTTCGCCAGCCTGAACATCCGAATCGATGAACTGGTGGAGGCCATGCAAGGCGGTGTTCAGCAGCAAGGCAGGCGCGTGCGCGGGCAAATGGAGACAGCGTAAATACTTGCCACATCGCCACAAATGCCGCCGCGCTGGTAGAATCCCGAGAAGAACACCAACCGAGCCCGCGCCATGTCTGCACTGCTTGACTCAAAATTAGCCCAGCTGGCGGAAGTCCGCACGGCCATCAGCGCGATTCTGACGCGGGGACAAAGCTACCTGGTCATGGATGGCGGCGCGCAGCGTCAACTCACCCGCGCCAACCTCAAATACCTCGAAGACCGCGAAAAGCGCCTGGAATCCGAGGTGGCCCGCCTTGAGCAGGCCGAGGCCACCGGCGGCGGCATCCGCGTCAACCACGGATTCATCGAATGAGCGGCCCCTACGTCCAAACCCCCGAGGGCAGCCGCTTCGGCGGCCTGATCCTGCCCCAAGAAACGCTGGCGTCCATCGTTCGCCAAGAGGTGGGCAGCAGCTACACGTCGGTCAACCCGCGCAACAAAAACACCATCGGCTGGGCCACCAGCATGGGCAGCGCCGACGCCGACACCGTGCCCTATGCCGCCCCGATCAGCTGGCAAGCCCGCGACCTGGACCGCAACAACCCGCTGGCATCCGGCAGCCTCGACACCATCGTCGACAACGTGGTGTCCACCGGACTGCGCCCACAGTCGACCATCGACCGCACCATTTTGGGCCTGACCGAAGAACAGGCCAGCGCCTGGCAGACCGAGGCCGAGCGCTTCTACTACATGTGGGCCAACTCGCCTGACTGCGACGTCACCCGCCAGAGCACATTCTGGGAAATGCAGGCCCTGGTGCTGCTCAACACCCTCATGTCTGGCGACGTGTTCAACATCCGCCGGTACAAAGAACGCACCGGCAGCGTGTTCGGCACCTGCATCCAGATGGTCGAATCTGACCGCTGCGAGACCCCGCCCGAGCGCCAAGGCACTGACGGCAAAGTGGTGGGCGGCGTGGAAACCGACGCCGACGGCGAGCCCCAGCGCTACCACTTCCTGAAAAGCCACCCCGGCGACATGTACCTGCGCGCCAAGCCGCTGGCCGCCCGCGAATACACCAGCGTGAACGCCTACGACGAGCAGGGCTTTGCGCTGTGCCTGCACCACTACGCCAAGCGCCGCCCCGACCAAAAGCGTGGCATCAGCATCCTGGCCCCGGTCATGGAGCAGTTCAAGCAGCTGGGCCGCTACACCGAGGCCGAACTGGCCGCCGCCGTCGTGTCGGCCATGTTCAGCGTGTTCGTGAAGACCGACCTGCCTGCAGCTGGTGGCCTGCCCGGCACCATCCCCGGCATGGTCGGCGGCAACCAGGTCACGCCCAAAGGCAACGGCCTGACCAAGCTGCAAAGCGGCATGATCGTGGACTTGGCCCCCGGCGAAGACGTGACATTCGCCAACCCCAACCGGCCCAACACCGCATTCGACCCGTTCACCGACGCCATCTACAAGCACATCGGTGTCGGCCTGGGCCTGCCCAAAGAGGTCATGCTCAAGAACTTCGTGAGCAGCTACAGCGCCAGCCGTGCTGCCATCATGGAAGCCTTCAAAATGTTCAAGCGCCGCCGCCAATGGCTGGTGGCCAGCTTCTGCCAGCCCAGCTACGGCTGGGTCATCAGCGAGGCCGTGGCCCGCGGCTACCTGCGCGCCCCGGGCTTCTTTGACGACCCCATGCGCCGTGCGGCCTGGCTGGGCACCACCTGGCGCGGCGCACCCATGGGCCAGCTGGACCCTTTGAAGGAAGCCAAGGCCGCCAAGGAATGGCTGAGCATCCCCGGCGCAGTCACCGTGCAGCAGGTCACCGCCGAGCAGTTTGGCACCGACTACGAGGACAACCTCGACCAGACAGCCCGCGAGCGCACCAAGATCGCGGCACTGCCTGCCGACCCCATGGCCCCACCCGCACCGGCTGCAGCCGAAGACGACACCGACCAACCCCAGCGCGGCCAGCCTGGTGAAGACGACGACGAACAGGCGCTGCTGGAGGCCATCACCGGGCTGATCGTCGGCCCCGATGGAGACGACGATGAGTAACGCAGCAACCCTGGCCAAACTGGCCATCGCCGTGGCCACCCAGCGCCAGGCCAAACTGGCCGCCCGTGTGGCCAAGGCCGAAAGCGCCGCCACCGCCAACGAGGCACTGGTGCGCAACCTGGCCGCCGAGCGTGTGGCCGACATGCGCGAACGCGCCAGCACCGCCCCCAGCCGCGAGCAGAGCGCTGAGCTGGTGCGCGAGGTGTTCGCCATCGAGGGCGTGGTGCGCGGCGTGTTCGCCGAATTGAAGGACGAACTGCGCGGCAAGGACGGCCAGAACGTCACAGCCCAGCAGGTCGAAGCCACCGTGCGGGCCGTTTTTGCCGAAATGGCCCCGGGCCTCAAGGGCAAAGACGGCAAGACCGTCAAACCCGAGGCCGTGCTGGCCATGGTGCAGGACGTGTTCGCCCAGCACCGCGCCGAGCTCAAAGGCGAGCCCGGCAAAGACGTCGACTTGGTGCAGATCAGCGCCATGGTTCGCCAGTCGCTGGAAGCCCTGGGCCACACCCAGCCCACCGCCGAAGCCATGCAAGCCGCCATCAAGGCCGAGGTGCAGATGATCGCGCCCGAGCTGCGCGGCGCACCTGGTGCACCCGGCCTAGTGTGGAAGGGCGAATGGCAGCGCGGCACCACCTACCAAGCTGGTGACGTGGTCCGGTATCGCGCCGCCAGCTACATCGCCGTGCGCGAAACCGTGGGCGTGCAGCCCGGCACCGACAAGCGCCATTGGGACGTCATGGTAAAAGACGGCACCGACGGTGGCGGCGGTGGCGGCTTTGCCAGCACCAGCAGCGACACCGGCAAAAAGTGGACGCTGGCCAACAGCGAATATCCGCACTTCGGATACCAAGACGGCGCGGACTGGAAAATTGAACGCGTGAACGCGAACGGCACCTACAGCACCGCCCGCAAGGCAGCAAACGGCGCGATCGACTACGCCGCCGCCTGGGCTGGCAAAGAATCCCTCAACTACGCCTGAACACCATGAGCACGATCTACCTCGCCAGCTACACCGGTACGCACAAGGGCATCACCGGCCTGTTCAACATCGGCATCCGCTGGCTGACACGCAGCCGGTTCAGTCACACCGAGATCTGCATCGGCAACCCGTTTGAGGCCGCCGTGACCTGCGTCAGCTCCAGCGGAGTGGACGGCGGCGTGCGCGCCAAGACCATGCAACTGAGCCCCGAGCGCTGGGAAATCGTGCCCATGCCTTGGGTGACAGCAGAACAAGTGCAGGCCTTCGCGGCCGAGCACAAAGGCACAGGATATGATTGGATGGGCGTGACCCGCTTCGTGCTGCCATGGCTGCGCGGCCAAAGTAAAACCCGCTGGTTTTGCACCGAGTGCGTGGCCGCCATTGCTGGCTATCAGGACGCCTGGCGCTTCAGCCCGGCAGATTTTCACATCATTGTTGACGCAAGGAATAAGTAAATGGCATTCGCATTTGACGTGGTTTCTGGTGTTCCGCGCATTACGCAGACGGGCACTGATGCAAACTTGGGCGGCATGGCTACGGCTATCAACGCAGTGGCTACGGTGGCGCGTAGCACTGCCGTCGCGGCAGGTGCAATCTTGCGTCCACCAGCGGCTAACGGCCTTTGGTATCGTTGCACCACGGCAGGCACGACAGCGGCCACAGCGCCTCTTTACAACACGGTTGAGGGTGGTAGCACCACAGACGGTACAGCCGTTTTTAATGCGTTTCTTGCCCCCGTCATTCGCACAATTGCCGGTGGTAATCACTACTACATGCCTTCGGTGCGCGTGCAGATCAACGGCACACTGACCAACGCCAACCCACAGCAAAACACTTTCACCTGCTTTGACGTTGAAATGTCAGGCGGCAACTGGACAAGCGGCGCATACGCAAGCGATGGCGTCACGCCCTTGTGGAACGGTCTGCATTTCTGCGCGATGCGTCAGGGTTCGGCTGGTGCTGAAGAAAGCGATGGCGGTCTGCGCTTGCTATCTGGCGCTCAATTCACGTTCATCGGCGGCGAAGTGCAAGTTGGCGGTTCCATCGTTTTCAACAGCGGCACAACCCCGCGCACCTATCAAACGCGGTGGAGAAACTCACGCGAGTTTGGCGCATCGTCAGCCCGTATCCGAAACAAAACGGCAAACGCAATTTTTTCACAGGTTGAACTGTTCGACATTGCCTTTGACTTGTTTGTCATGCCTACAACTGCGCCAAGCATCAAAGCGCGTGGTTCCGAGTACCTGTATCAATATGTCGGCTCACCTTTTGGCGGGGCTGATGCGCGTTTTGTCGCCTTAGACCTTGAAAACCCAAGCGGCCAATTTGACTTCGATAACTTCGGCTCGGGGTGGGTGGAGCTTTACAACTGTAAGGCTGGCGCGGCTTTGCGTGTAGTCACTCAGCATCCCAGTTCTACGTTTTGGGTTCGCCATTGCGTCCCGTTGTATCAAGATTTGGTTATCACAGCCCGGGATACTGCTGGCGCGGTGGTTCCCGATGTTCGCTTCACAGCGACCGAGGCACCAAGCAACCCGCCGACCGTTACATTTTCAACTCAAGGCAACTTGAAGGTTTGGGACTTCCGCAGCCCAACCACCTATCAAGCAACAACGAACGCAAGCGGCGTGGCTTTGTCATCGCCCGTGCTGAACGTCTGGTATTGGCAGACCACTTTCCGCCAAAGTTTGCGCTTCCCTGCAAGCACGGCAACATACGAGGGCCGGGCCTATGGCTACAAAAGCACCACCGTGTCTGTCGTCCTGGGCGCATCTGCGGCCATCCCCGTGTCTGCTGGCATGGTCGCCCGAGACACCGCCACCGTGCTGACCCGCGCTGCGGCGCTGGCTCAAACGGGCATCACCTTTACCCCAAGCGGCGCAACGGGTGGCACGGTTTCCATCACTGGCTCAAGGAACCTGCAGCAAGTCTGGGACTACTACAACGCCTGGATCATCGAGTTCGCCAACCGCACAAGCACCGACACATGGACTTGTGTCGGTGAAATCTTGAACGCTGGCGCATGGAGTTTCAGCGTGCCAGCTGGAAGTGAGCTTTTGTCCACCAACGACATTGAGTCACTCAAAACCACCGGCACCGTGACAAACGCTGGCACCATCGACTTTCCGTTTCAGGATGCCGACGGCTTGCGTGCAACCGTGACCGGCCTCGATCCTGAAGGCTTTGGCATCACATGGTTCTTGCGTCACCGCCCCGTGGGTGGCAGCACGTGGACAAACATCAGCGGCACAGGCAACACCGCGCTGGTCTTGTTGGCCCCTGGCAGCTACGACATGCAGGTGCGCGCCCCTGGCTATGAGTGGGAATCTGCGCTTTTGCTCAACACCGAAGTTTCGCTGAGCCTGAATGCCGGCCTGCGCTACCAAGTGTCGGCCAACAACACCCCGCAATACACGATGATCTATGACGCCGTGCTGGAAGCCATTTTCCAGTACGACGCCACGGCCATGAAGGTGTCGGTGGAAAACGAAACCGGCTCGATCATCCAGCCCGGCTTTGCCGAGTTGTATCAGGCCACCCAGCGCATCCAGCACATCCCCGCGCTGGTGTGGACATGGACGGCCCCGGTCACGGCCAACGCGACCAGCCAGAAGATTCTGATCCCCACCGGCAACCCGATCAGCATGTACCTGACCGACGACAGCAATGCCACGGTCAAGATCACCTGCCCGGT